CCAATGTTTAGGGCTCGACAAATATCAACTTTCTTAACTTCATTGGGTGTGTAACTATTCGTGAGAATAACATCATCGAAAATACCTGGGAAGAAATAATCGATCCACAACTCTGTATCTTTCCGCACAATATCTTGACGACCCGTGACAATGTACATCTTTTCTGCATTGCGACGGATTATCTGCATAGCTTTTTGCGACCCCTTGATCGGTTTAAGAACTTGGAAGTGTCCAGACTTATAAAATTCTTTAACCATTTTTTGAGATTCTTCTTCTGTGACATCAAAAATGTCCCGATAGACGTAACTATACTTTGGTTTGTCGGTTTTCTGAATACCAGACTTCTGTTTGTGATACCGAGCCATGGGATTGAGAAATGCGACAAGAACTTCATCGATATCGATTGCAACTCTATTCATTTATTTATTATAAATATATTTCATAATCTCTAAATAATAATATATCAATGAAGTATATATGGGTCTGGCGATTTCATCGGTGATGAAAATGACATCCATCGTGGGTAAGAGGTTTTTATATATAGGGAGGAAACATGGTAACAAGTCTATATCAGCACGTGTTTCCCCATATATTATCGATATTTTGAACAATCCAATACTATCATATGATCATATCCATAATATATGTAACATGATGGTAGAAACGGAGTTACTTGCGGGTGTGATACGCTTCGTTTCTGTAATTATGTCCATCAAAAGATTTTTATAACTCAATAATTAATTTCTCAACTTTAAATAGATGTCTGGATTACCAGTTGTGAATTACGGTAGAATGGAGCGACTTAGGCCTCCAGAGAGTTCTCCAGTTCCCTTGACTTTAAACACGTTTTGTATCGCCTTCATCATCGTGGTCACCTTACTCATGTATAAACGGTCGGTGACGATCAGTCAACAACGTGGGCAATCTTATACTTGATACATTTACGAGGGGAAAGGTAAATATCCTTCTTCATGAGTTTTTTAAATTTTTCTTCGGGAATTTCAGTCTTCGACATGTACATCTTCTTGAGCATCTTCATAAACTTTTCGGATGTCTTCATCTCGTTGCGAAGATCTTGGAAACTTCCCCAAAATTCTGTAGTGAGTTGGTGAATCAGAAGGTATGCATTCTTCCCTATGCGACGCTCTGAACCACCCAGGAATACAAAGGTAGCTGCACTACAACAGGAACCTTGGGCGATGGTGATGACCTTGACCCTAGAGCGTTCTAGGACATTCATCATGTTTAGGCCAGAGAATATGTCTCCACCATCACTCATGATAGATATACGAATTTGTGGTTCATAACCAACAAGTTCCGCCTTCTTTTTCAACAGCTCAATTTCAAGTTTCTTGAACTGTAAAACAAATTCGAGTGCATTATCCTTATCAATGTCTCCGTAAAAGAGTATTTCGTTCCCGACGACCTTTACGGATTGATTTTCTTCGATTATTTCTTTGGTGTCATCTTCTGTCGTAGGCATTGTTGATTGCCTTCTTTACTCTAGTTACATCTCTTGATTTTAAGCCATTTCCTACAGCGAGGTGATTGATAACATCAAAATCTTGTGGGGTAATTTTATAATACATGAGGGGTTGTAACTCACCCTTCTCTGCATACTTCTTTAATAGGCACAATTCCTCTATACCCAACCCCATCCTTGATTTTTTCTTAATTTGCTCATACTTTTGTTTCCGCATCTTATAGTTTCCAAACTTTGTCCAGCAACTCCCAGGTCTAATCTTATCCTTTTCGAGTGGTTCTCCGAGTGCAGTCTTTGGGATCGTGAGGGCATGTAACACGAAGTACGGCATGAGACTCCACTCACCTTGGGAATACATCTTATTATCATACATGTCCGCATCTGAAAATGCTTGGGATGCTTTGATGACATCTACACCTTTAGAATTCAAGTAGTTTTCTTGAAATATGTCCCATACATGACCATGTTCGGAAATACTATCATATATTTCGATGGGTCTTGGATCCGAAAGTATATCTGCAACAAACTCTTTTGGTGTTTGAAAATCGTCAATCTCGTCATATCCATCTAGGTATGTAAAAAAAGTTCGAATGTTTCCTTGAGATCGTATAGCTGCATCAGTAACTTTAATACCCCTCTCATCAGTGAGTGTCATTAACACATCGGGTTTGTGTTTTGGGATGAATACAGTTTCAAAATTTGGATACATACACATATTCGTGGTTGTCACAAGGAGGGAACCTCTAGAAAGTCGATCACCATCGGATACTCTCTCTATGATTGGTTTGAAGGTGGGTTCATAATCTTCAATGAATACATGTTTCGTTGAAGGTTTTATGAATGGTAAAAATAATGATTTACTCTTGAGATGTTCAGTTTGTAACTCAATATGATTCAACCCTTCCAGTACAGCTTTGAGAACATATGACTTCCCAACACCTATCGCACCACAGATGAACACATTCTTTCGTTCATTTATGTATCTACGAATGAGATCAATCTGTTTTGTGTGAATTGTGGCAACTGTGGGTTCTTTTTTTTGCCCTACTACTTTAATGAAAGAATCCATTGATGATATTACTAATCAGGCCATAGATTTAGTGCTAGAAAATGACGCACTACATAAACGTATCGTAGAACCTTTAAAAAGGAAAATTTTACCATACGTTGCATGTGGAATTCTTACCAATGTAAGCATGTTTATTCTGTTGGTGTACCTTGCTCGACGTCTGTCTCTTCTTCCTCTTCCTCTTCCTCCTCTTCCTCTTCAATAGGAGGTGCCAAGTACTCACCAACTTTCTCGAATGGTGTATTTTTTGTTATAGCTCGGATAGGTTCTATAGTTTTTGGTGGTTTTAAGAATGGAATAGGACGCACATTCAATATCTCAGGTTTTGTAAATACACCTTCTATTGGATAGTCTTTCTCAAACGTTTTCAATATTTCTTTGGGGATTGGGGGGGACTGTTCCAGCAGACTTTCGTATATTGCTTTACATTCGTTCACAAAAACGAGACCCTCTTTACTACGCTCCTCACGGGGAAGAGCCAACTGGAGGCGAATATTCCTAGAAAGCCCACCATGACCCAAAGCACTTGTCCTATGGTTCTCCATGAGTTCATTGATTTTTAGGAATTGCATGATTGTTGCGATGAGACCAGCTATGAGGTTCATACCACCAATAACGGCGGGTACTCCACCCTGTATACTTTCTGGAAACGAACTTTGAGCAAAGTTTGCGGTACCAGTGATGGTTGAAAGTACAATCACAGGCAAACTAAAACGAAGACTCAGTTGTTTATACATCAGAAAAGCGCGGTGGTGCATATATCTGTAACACGCTGATGCTTCACCCCATTGACGCAAAACATTCTCGTGGTATTCGTTCCACATTTCATCCATATTAATATCTTCGGACATCTTATAGTAGTAGATGAATATAATATTCCTCATTCATCTTGTTTTTCTTTTTTGGATACTCCTCGTTCCTTTCACGAATGATCGTAGACAACTTGAGTTTTATTCTATGGTGATTCCATTCATCTTTTACCATTGGTCTGTTAACGACGATACATGTGCGCTCACACAAGCCGAGATGTATGTCACTGGAAGGGAAAAAGATGAAACATTCATGGGACGCGTCGTAGGACCGATATACAAAATGGAAGAGAATGATGTCAATCGCCTAACAAAGACGTTATTTTTCGCACTTTGGGCACTTGTACAGTACAGACTTGGTCATTTTGATACTTTTACCAAAGATCTAAACGAATTAATTAAATCTAAACGCATCAAATGAATGAACAGTCGTCCTAAAATTATAGTACACAATCATACATAGCGCGTCAGCGATGTCATGTTTCCTTTCATACGGAATCTCCCCATCGAAATATTTTTCCGCTATGGATATGGTTCTCTCCTTTCTCTGGTCATAATCCAGATGTCTCATACCAAAATGAACATGCATGCTCACAGGTGAAACTAGAATTACCTTCTCTTTGAACATGTAATGTAAAAGAATTTCTATATTAGTGAAACCCATCGGTGGTTGTCTCTCTATTAGGATTTTGTCAGCTGCGTCAAATAAGTATCTATGATCTTCAACAAATAAAGGAATGAGGTCTACAAAGTCATTTGAGTGGATATATTTATACTCCCCAAGACTTACCTTTTTGGCGTATTCGACATCGATTTTTGGACCATTCCCAGCCTCCGCGAGAACGAGACCCATATTGTGATACCCAATATCTTCATATATTTATTTCAATAAATTTCTTTAAATATAGTAAATGACTACTTCCAAGATTATGCAGAAGCTGAAGAAGCAACACGCGAAGCAGGTGAGGAAGATGACACCCGGTGCGCGTAACAACACCAAGGTCGTCGTGAAGACACCCACAGTCAAAGCACCCACCAACCTTAACAGGGCTGTCACCAAGATGAAGGCGACACAGGCGAAGCTCAAGGCGAACAAGAATGCCAAAGTGGTGAAGATGATCAACAAGAAGTAAATCTCTTGGTATACAGTATATGAAGAACAAGGTAAAGACTCAAATGTTAACAGTCGCTCTCGTTGTACTCCTTGTCGCTGTGGGCTACATGTGGTACAACCCACAGGTTGTTGAGGTACAGGTAGAGGTCCCGGTTATGGCCCCACCTCCTCGACCAGTCATCTCACGTGAGGTGAGGCGTACACCAGAGTTCAGGGGGCCCCCAATTAAGCAATACAAACCTGGACACATGCAACAAATGGGTATCATCGTAGGTGAAGAAGGTGAGACTCTCCCCTTGTATGGTAAGGAAGTTCGTGGTCGTCGAGATCGCTACCACTATTACACTACAACGGGTGGTGAAAACCTGTACCCCATCCCCGTGAGTCACGATGGTCGTGATTGTGTGGATGATATTGGATGTCAGGAACTCTATGGAAATGAAACAGTCACTGTAACTGGAAAGACTGATTCATTCAATGTTAATATGTACCGAACAGATGATTTCTTTTAACAGAAACGGCATCATATTCACTCTTCTGAAGCCCGGAAGTTTTTGAAAACTTCGCTTTCAAGTTGAGTAACTCCTTTGTAGTATCGTTATCGAGACTTTTGAAAAAGTCCCTCTTAGCCTCGATGTCGTCAAGTTGGTTATGTTCTTTTTGGGCCTGTACATACGGCCATGTGTGTTTACGTAAAGTAGCAACTTCAATTTCAAGTTGTATGAGTCTTGATAAGAGAATGTCAGTCATATTCACTACTTGTAGTATTTCCCTAAGTATATATAAGTATGACACCAGAGAAGTGTATTTTTATGAAAAAGGTCGCCCATGGTGTCCGTGACTTGATGGAGTATTCCCAATGTGTCAATTCCATTGGTTCAGAACCTCAGAACGATACTGAAAAATTTATAAAGAAACATTTACTCAACAAGAATCGGGATGGTACATATGAATTTTCCGTTGGTAAATTTAGAATTGCTATAGACATGACAGATCTTTCAGTAGTACTTTTGTACTTGGATTATCTAAGTATAACCATAGACCGTGCATATACAATGGCATCCCCAAATCCACTCTTTTTCTCTAAAGAGGATCGAGAGTTTGTCAAACTGATTAACGATGGGGACATCACAACATTTCAAGATTTTCTTAGCTATTAATAAATGCAGTACAGGGACCTTAAAAACAAAGCAAAAAAGTTGGGACTCCGTGTCACTAAGAATGTAGGTGGTAAGCGTGTGAAACTCAGTGCTAGGGAACTCCGCTCTAAGATTACCATGAATTTTGAGAATAGTGTGAAGAATGCTCAAAAGGTGATCCGTATATGTAGAACCGTCGTTCTCCCTACCTCAGGTCCTCCACCTCCACCTCCACAACGACGACCAGTCGTAAATACTGGACGCGCTAAACTCATGACTGAACTGAAAAATGTGTTAAAAAAGAGAGGACTGAATAAGTAATGGAAGACACTCTCCGATTGAAGAAAGTCAAAACCCTCTTAGAGACGTGGAGTGGTGAAAATGTGGACGAAGCATACTCACTACTTTGTCAGTACGCAAATGCAATG